GGCCCATAGCCAAAGTCCTTTTGGAAATGTGAACCCCCAAACTTCTTACGACTAATCCATCCATTGACTCGCATCACCTCAGGGTCACTTGTCTTCCCAACCAAAACAGCAATCTTGGATTTAAACTTATCCATGTTGTCGAAGATCAGGTTGCCAAACTCTGCATTGTTAAACTTCACATCGATGCTCACCCCCTCGAACCAAAGGTCAACTCCACCATCGGTCACTACGTTGACGGTAGGCGTCTCTACGCCCAGTAATCGAGCAACCGCGAACTCTGCCTTGAAGCCATAGATGTTGGCCTCTACCCTGCTTTGCCGGTCATTCTCAAGCCTTGGTTTAAAGCCCTGCATCTCGCATAGCTTTACCGTATCGGCTCCCATTAACTCTGATGTGTGAACGTCCTGCTTACTTAGTTTGATTAGCACGGGCTTTCCTTTGGTCTGATTCCCAGAGACTTTTGACTGATAGCTTCACGATAGGCTTGAAGTGAGTTATGTCTAAGTCATCGGGTATTGAGTCAATTGCGGCCCGACGCTCTTTCTTTGTGTTTAAGTCAAGGATAGCTCTCGGCAAGTAGTACATCAGCGTTGCTTTCGCTAGCTGACGGAACTGAGGCTTCATGTTCTCTTCTATGTATTTCAGGCACTGGGGGTAATATGCTTTTTCCGCCGCTTTTTTTGAATGGTGAGTCATCTCGCTAGGCTTCACTTAAACACCAACATCTCACGCATCAACGTGATCCCAGTTGCATAATCCACCGTGGCTGTACCGTCCATAAATGGCTCACCCATAATGTCTTTTAACCTGAACACAAAGCGGATCGGCTGATGGTCATACTTGTAGATCAGTAACGGAATGTGAGTCTCACCGGCAGAGACAAGAGTCTGCTCCCACCATTCGGGCTTGAACCAAGAACCCTTGGCGTAGCGCTTGGCTTCGACCATAATGTTGTTGAACTCAATGTCAGCTTTGCCTGCAGTCTGATATTGATCTAGGTTGCGCTTTAGGTGGTTGGCGCATTCGCCAAACTCATCTTGAAATTTCTTGATAAGCTCACGCTCAAAAGCATGGCCTTTTGCTCTGCCATTAATCATTTCGAGGATCATCTCCCATGGAGAAACGTGTGTACCAAACAGACTTCATCTTGTCTTGCTCTGACGAGTTTCCTTCCTTCGACCCATTACGCCACTGGTATTTAAATGCGGTTATCTCGGCCCATTCTTCAACTCTCTGCTTACCGTACAGTTGAATCATGATGTCAATGCATTCAGCGCCAGTCGCATGGGTGTAGTGAGTCGGCTGATACACGTTTTCTTCTCTCAAAATTGCAGGATGTTCTTTCCTTACCCGATCCCATTCTTCGGGGGTGGCTGAGTTAATCCCAACCGATTTTCTCTCTGACGTATTCTCGAAGATCATGCTCCGTTCCGTACCTTTCAACGAAGTTTGCTTTCGATGGGTGTCTTGATGTGAATCTTTCATTGTCTTCTCCTGCCCTGTGGTGCAAGTAGCACAACGGGATTGAATTGAAGTGAGCTTCAGGTTTTGTCTTACCGTCGATGTGATGAATTTCTGCGGGGGAAGTCACCCCCAAGAATTTCTTACACACCACGCACCCAAAATCAGATATGGCGGACATCCACTTTTTCTCTTCGACTGTGGGTGTCCTCCCTTTCATTCAGCGGCTTCATATAAAGTTTCAACCGAAACATCAAAATGATCTGCCAACTTTTTCATGACGCTGAATGTCGGCGAAGTGGTCTTGCCGTTAATGAATCGGTTAATGGTTGGCTGTGGCACACCAGTTCTGCGACTCAGAGAACTCTGACTAATATTGTTTTCGCGCATCATGTCTTTCAGTTTGTTGTCTTTCATTTTTTATACCTTTAATTAAAAATTGTGATTTAAGTGTTGTAGACTCTGTTTTTTTCAAATCGGAGATTAGCCATAGTTGACTGCCAGACTTTGAACTCGACTTCACAAGCAGACAGGTTGCTTTTAGCTGAAGCCAGAGCGCCCTTTGCCATGCCTCTAGCCAATCTAGCCTCAAAGACCGCGTAGTCTTCATCTGCCGTTCGTTGTTGCTTGGCATGCGTCTTATCACCCTGTGCCTCAGCCGACACCATCGCTTGTGCAATGATTCTCTTCTCTTCAGCCTCTGCCTTGCCTAGGTTGTACTCCGCGTTGGCTATCCGCTTTCCGGCCTCACGCATGTTCTCAGCAAAATTTTCTATATCTTCCATTAGCTTTCCTTTGAGTAATTAACATAGTATTTAGGCTTCCCGTGCTTGCGCTCTTTGAACTGCATAGACTGAGGATCAAACTCGAATCCAACCTTGCCTTCGTATTGGCCGTTACGATTCTTAAGAACCTCCAAATATGAGTCCCATTGTTTTGTGTATTTTTCATCCGGCTCTTCGCCGAGCATTTGAGCCTGCTCAACTTGTTCTATCTTCCGCTTGTTCTTAAAAACGGATATAAATCCGTCAGCAAGATCGGTAATAGCTCCTGATCCTTTAACTGAATACTTGTTGGGAGCTTCGTACTCTGAATCACCTTTGCGAACGTGAGTAACTAGAAAAATTGTGACGGGAAAAGACATCTTGAAATTGACCAACATCTCAGTGAATTTCTGCTGACCTTCATAATCGTCCTGCCTAACCATATTGGTTAGCGAATCGATGACGAACATATTGATGCCGTAGCGTCGATAGGCGTACTCAAAGCAGTCCATCAAGTCCTTAGGTTTGGGCGTTAACTTGTCTACAAACAACCAAATATTAGGTGCCATCCAGTCTAAAATTGCTTTGCGGTAAGCCTTTGGTGGAGCACCCACTCCAGCGGCTTGCTTCATCATTCTGCCAAGCGTTGCGCGTGCAGGCATTTCCATCGATGCGATTAAAACTTTCTGCTCTTGCTCAACCGCATTCAGGCAGATCTGTCCAAGCATTAGGGACTTTCCATGGCCGTTGATTCCTGCAACACCCCAGAGCTCATTAGGCCGGAACCGAATATCTTCTTCGTCCAGCTTCTGCCAGCCTGAACCAAAGCCTGAAGTGTCCTCGTCTGCGCTAAAGAATTGATCAAGATCATCCTCAAATTCCATCACGGATCTGAGTGTCGTGGGATCTTTCCACACCGCTTCGTCATACGCACACTTCAGAACAAATCTGGCATGCTCGTAAGGATTCTTGCCGTGCGGCGTAGTCATTAGAATTTCGTTAATGTCTTTCGTCGGGAGATTAATCCGGTAACAGCGGTCACCAAGACGGCTCATTATTTCTGCGGCGGCAAGCTCACCTTGTTCGTCCATGTCTGTGGCGATAAGGATGCGCTCAAAACGAGCCAAGTTATCGTATTCGTTAGCAATCCACTTAGTCTGCTTTGCTCCTTTGCCTCCACCCATTGGGACGCTCAGGCTTGGAAATCCAATTTCAGAACAGGCAATGCTGTCCCACTCGCCCTCAACGATCCACACCTCTCTCGCATCGTCTGGCATAGCTTGCCAACCGAAAAGAATTGGCTTTAAATCTTTTTGAGTCGCGGGGTTGCCGTCGTAATCAATCGGCTTAGTCTTAATAAATACAAGCTCACCCCGTGGATCGTGGAATGGGAATACAACATCATTGCCGTTGCGGCCTGAGGTCTCATAGATTTTATGTCTAAAGCAAACCTCACCAACATCCTTGAAGCCCCTGCCCTCCATGTACCCGTGCAGAACCTTGCTTTCATTTTGTGGGAAAAGTTTTGGTTTATTGAAGGTTTGATTCTTTTTTACGCCGCTAATTTTTTGAGCCGGAGAGAACCCCTCTTTGATGTTAAATCGCTTTTTTGCCCAATCCATAGCATCGGTCAGCGTGATGCCTTTTTGGTACTGGATTAGATCGAGCATGTCACCGCCCTCACCGGTTGCAAAGTCCATGTACTTACCGGCTTGCTCACCGTGCAGATACACAGACATTGAACGGCCTCTCTCACCGTCAATTCCACCAATTTTGTAGCATCCAGACTCTATCTTCCCGTCAGGATACAATTCAGCGCAAATGCCACTGGCCTGCTCGCCAAGTTTCTTTGAAAGATCGCGGATGTCCATCATTTGACAGCTCCAAGTAAGTCATCTCGTCTCGCAAGACTTTTGAACTGCTTAAGAGCATCCCATGTCGGATCGCCGATTCTCTGCCACTCGCGACTGATAGCAAAACTCACAACTGAAGGGATATCGAATCCAGCCTTTACCATCAATTCAAAATCTTTAGTCTGCCGAGTGATTGTTGACTTAGCAGGCTGTCTGCCTGAATTGCCTTTTCGCTTATATTCCCACCATTCATCCCAAGCTAATTTGTTTATCCCCTCAGGTTTTTGAAGTAGCGGCTTTCTTTCTTCTAGTATTTCTTTATCTATCTTTATACTTAGCTCGCGATTATCCACATCTGGCTTATCCACTTCTGGGAATCGACTATCTGGTGCAGAGGTTTCGTCATAAACCTCCCAGTCCCAACCATCGAGCTGTCCGAGGTCATTTCTTTTGATTTCTCTTTTGAGGTATCCAGAGGCTTCAAGCTCTTTACAAATCTTGGTCACTTTGTTTGTAGTAACACTGAAAACAAGCGCCAATTGCTTGTTAGTGACCTTCCAATCCTGTCGGTGAGACAGTAAATAAACCAGAACACCGAGACTTTCGGGGCTTAATAGATCGGATCTGCGTTTTGAAGCTGGGTTAGACCCCCGAAGCAGTAGATTAGGGATGGTAGTGAAGTTTTCGTTAGGGTAAGATGCGCGGCGAAAGATCATTGATTACGTTCCATGTCATGTAGAGGTGTATAGTCTGTTCTAGTAGTGTAAAACTATTCTGATTAGATTGCTATATCTATTTCTGCACAGGCTAAAAATATTAATTTTTTGACAAAGTAAAATTGAAAGCTTATGCTAATATTTAACTTACATAATTAAACTGCATAGGACGCGTAGAAAAACAGGAGTACACATGGAAAAGATGACTAAAGAACAGAGGGCTTTAATTGTTAATGAAGCTCTTGATAAAGCCGGAATCCAAAACTGGGGTCGGGCAGGAATTATCAAACGAGCTATGGGTTGCTCTCCTGCAACTGCAAGCGGTTGGCTCACCGGCACACTCCCAAAAGATGCTCACCAACTTGTAAAGTTTGCAAATACCTACGGTCTGAGCGTAGATCTGTGGGTCAATGGTGAATCAAAAGAAGGCGGCGGGATAACTATTTCTGAGCAGAAAGCAGAAACTATGTGCTCTAAGCTTCGTGAGTTTGAAACAGACACACAGAGAACACTTAGTGCCGATCAGTTCGGAAAGCTATTTGTTCTGCTTTGTCATTCTGAAGAGAAAGCTAATTTCTTACTTGAGCACGGAGACATCTTTACGGCCAAAGGATAATCCGGCCTGATTGATCCTTGTAATGTCTGGGCTTCAAGCCTAGGAGCTCGCACAGCCAAAATCCCACAGTAAATTTCCCTCCTAAAGTGTTAAACCTATTTTTGATGTTTAATTTGTCAAACTATTTGCATAAGTGCATATAGTAAGGTATGTTCGATAGTGTACTTTTTGCAATAACTACTGAGGAGGTTGAAAATGAATATGAAAATGGAAACATATTATTGGGATGGTGTGTCTGCGTGCGGTATGTGTACGCCCCACATGATTTGGTGGGCAATGGGTTACATTTCCGAACAAGCGGGGATTTGCGCCAATGGAAAATAACCTTGACCACCCAGCCAAAGCACTATCAGTAACCAATAATCGCCCCTCCCAAAGAAAATCCCTAGGGTACCCGTGGAGACCTAATCTTCAGCCAATGGTACTTGTGTTTACAAAAAATAAACCTCCGGAAGATCTGGCCGACCTTTATGCCGCGTTTAAAAAATGGAACTTATCTAAGTACCCTTCTAGTAGTGGAAAATATAAGCGCAGAGGCATAATTCGCATAAAATAGTATACTTCACCGTATAATTTACACTTCTAATGTAGATTTTACATATGTAATTAGCTATAGTGTGTCCATAGTTCAATAAATGGATATAGCACATGGAACAGCTACTTACCAGATCGCAAATCTGGAAAACCCTTTCTCAGATTGATGTCACTGAATTCTGTACTGAAACAGAAATTAGTGATGACGTAACAATCCGATATCTCCCTCTAATGAAAGCCCATGAAATCATGATGGATGCTTTTCCTGAGTACTCTTGGGAATTTAGCGAAGACCCTAAAGGCAGAGAAGTACATTACTTTGATGATGGATCGGCTGAAGTCAGATGCCGGATGACCATCGGCACTCACACAAATATCACTTATCTTCCTGTTCACTATCTTGGTGACGCCGTTATGGCACCGAACTCCATGCAAATTCATGTTGCAAAGCAACGCGCCAGAGTGAAAGCGCTTGGTGAGTTTGGCCTTGGATATAAGATGTGGATGGTTCCTCCTGCCCCTAAGATGCATGAAGACGTAGTGGCTGAAACCGCTAAAGAAATTGAAGTTGCTGATATCGTCTCTCAAGTTGAAGCGTTATGGGTCACTACAAAGATTACTGAAGCGAATAACAAGTCTGCAGGAATGAAGATTTATAGGCGCTACTTGAGCGGTCTGGAAAATAGAGGCTGGGATGATCACGATGAGCATCGTTGGGAAAACCTCTGCAAGGCCAAGAGCTGGAGCGCTAACAAGTGAGCCTAGCTATCCAAGGCAGTCCTGAGTGGCATGCCGCCAGAGCTGGAAAGATTAAGGGATCTGTTTGTGCCGCCTATGAAGGCAAGCACAAGTACATGAAGCCTGCTGATCTGGTAAGACAAGAAGTAAGAGCTTTATCAAGTGCGCCCAGTGAATTTACTATGGTTCCGGCAGTCGCTCACGGTTCTAATATGGAGGAACATGCTCGCGTCTTCCTTGAGAAGCTTCAGGGTTACACCGTTGAAGAAACTGGACTTGTTGTTCATCCTAAGTATGACTTTCTCGCCGCTAGCCCTGATGGTTTGGTGAATCTTGATGGTTGTTGTGAGTTCAAATGCCCATATCCCAAGTACACCAAGACCCCTTATTCTGTTTACGACAAGCCAATGTATCTGATGCAAGTCTATATGCAGATGGAAGTGCTAGATGTCGATTGGTGTGACTTTTTGTGCTATCTAGCGACCTCTCCTACGTCGGAGCCTCAGTACACTCTTGAGCGGATAGAGCGCAAGGAAGACTTCCTAACTGAGCTGTTATCGCGCAAGTACCTACCCCAAGCAGACAAGGGGACGATCTCTCGACTTGATCTTTATCATGCGTGGTATCGCCATATTCAAGCGCAGTACGATCACGAAGAGACTCGGCTGGAGCATTGCGCTCCACTACAGAAAGATGACTTCGATACTGTGACTAACGATGAAGACCTAAACAACTTATCAAAAGTTCAGGGCAGAATGCTCATGATTAAAGGCCGCATATCCGAGGAGCTTAAAGCTCTAGAGGTTTTGGGCAAGTCATCGGATGACCTTAAAAAAATAATCGGGGAAAAATACGAATCCTCCGTCAGTAATGGTCAGACCCTTATAAAAATTATTAAAAAGAATCCGCCAATTGAC